TATGCTGCGCCCCTCTCGCCGGTGGCGGATGCTGCGCCACTCCAGCCGGTGGCGGATGCTGCGCCCCTCTCGCCGGTGGCGGATGCTGCGCCACTATCGCCGGTGGCGTGGTTTTTCTTTTCAGCGTCTGCCTTTTTGATGGCGTTGTCAAAGTCGCACTGCGCCTTGACGTACTCCACCTGGGCCTTGACAAGCCCCGGAATACCGATCTCCGCGCTTAATGTCAGTTTCTTGCCGACGCGTTTCGTATCGTCGCTTTTCTTGTTACTGACCTCATCCAGCTCCGCTTCAAAATACCGGGAGCCATCACCGGGCACGTAATAGCCCAGCACATCCAGCGGCATCTCACAGGCATGAAGCCCTCTCTCGCATAGTTCAATGTCGCCATCGACCTCCGCCGTCTTGCCAAGCTTATACTGGAATCCACGGCACTTCATGTCCTTGTCTGTTGCCTTATAGACCTTCATCTTCCATCCCTCTTTCTTATCACCTTTTTGGCGTTCTCGCGCCTTGCGCTGTTCATGCTGTAAAAATCGGCCTCGCTGTACGATGCGTACCGTTTCGCCTTGTTGGCCTCAACGTCCCGCCGGAACGCTTTATAGTCCTCGCACTCCCCGTGGCACCTTTCGTGTCTGCGCTGGCAGCCCTTGCAGGGCGGAGCCGTCCGGTTCACCAGCCCGATCATTCCCACTTCACCAGCGCTTTCACCACACCGGCCTGCGCCGCGTCCTCGTGGCTCATCAGCACGTCCACCGTGTAGCCGTACACACCAGTATCGGCTGCTATGTAAGTCTTGCCGCCCAGCGTCACGGTGCTGCCCAGCGGAATAACGTCCGGGTCTACCGCCACGGCCTCGCCGATGTCCACCCACAGGCCGGATGCCGTCAGCACCTTGCCGTCCCGCTGGTTCATGTGGGCGTAGGGTGTGCAGCAGGCGCAATACCCGGTGATGTCGCACACCAGCAGGTTCTCCGGCTCCAACTCCACGACCTCCCTTGTGGGCGGCGATTGCACAACGTCCTCCTGCACCGGCGGCAGCGTCAGGCACCACGCCACCAGCACCAGCAGCATCACCCACAGGACGATTGCCACTACCCACATACGCCTGCACCATCGCCTGGTGCGGCATAGCCGGGAGTATTCCCGCGCCCGCCTGTTCCGCTCTCTCATCGCCCCAGCGCCTCCACGCCCTTGACGATAGCCCAGCTTAGCCACGCCGCGCCGATAAACGCCAGCGTCCATGCAAACCAACTCATTCCTCCACCGTCCTTTCCGCGATCCATGTGTCCAGCTGCTTCTTGAAGATCTGGAACACAGGGCTTCGCTCCATCTCGATCACGATCCCAAAGGGATACACACCCTGCCGGATGCCCTGCCGCAGCGTATCCGGCGATATGCTCAACCCACGATCCCGCAGGTACTGCGCCGCGTCCTGCGGCGTCAGCGTCGCGATCCTGCTCATTTCTTTCTCCTCTCGATAATGGCGTCCAGCGCGTTCTCCATCCGCTTCTGGATGTCTTTCGGCTTCTTTACGCCGTTCAGGATCTGGCACACATACGCCTTTCCGATCCCCAGCTCCGCGCCCAGCTCGGCGTAGGTGATGCGGTTATTGTGCATCCTCCCGATCAGTCGTCCCGTCCATGCTTCCGGCATTTCTTCTCTCCTTTCAAATTTATAGTTGCAAAAGTTTACTTTTCGTGATACCATAAAGTTGCCAAACATCATGCATCACGACTGGCAGTGCCATCTGCGCTGCCTCAATAGTTCTGCGGCCCGCTGCCAACGGGCCGTCTCACCACCGCCCTTCCGCAATTACGCTAACAAATTCAACCCATAACCGTATAATAACGCTAACGTTGTTGACAGTCAAGCCAAAAACGCTAACAAAATAAACTTCGGTTGGTTGCACAAAAATTCTTGAGGTAATTTGTATGTTTTTTCAAAACTACCTGCGCCTGTGTAACAGCAAAAACATAAAGCCAACTGCAGCAGCCCTTGAAATGGGAATTGCAAAAGCAACTGTTTCTCGCTGGAAATCAGGCTGCAAACCAAATTCTGCAACTTTGCAAAAAATCGCTGACTATTTTGGCGTTCCGGTCGAAACCCTGACCGAAGAGCAAAAAGAAACCGCGCCCACCGTTACCGATGAGCGCGATCTTGAAATGCTGTCTCTGCTGTCCCGCCTTACGCCGGAGCAGAAGGAGATGCTTCTCCTCCAGATAAAAGGGCTTTTGCCGCCGCAAGAATAATATCTTTCTCCGCCTCCCCCAGCTGCACAAACAGGTCCATCAACTCTCTGTCCATTTTCTCCCTCATTCCTTCGTCAAATCGTCCAATTTCTATCCCATGTTTTATTCAGTTGTACTAAAATCCCCGTCTTACACTTGTAATTTCTTCACCAAGTTATATAATAGGTGCCAGAAAGGGGGCGTATTTTTACGAAATTAACTCACGCTATTCACATCATTGTGCTTGCTATCTCAATCTCTTTGTTTTTGCCGGGATGTTATTACGACAAAGATGATATGGAAAGTGCATACGACAACGGGCTTATGGATGGGTACGATGATGGGTACTATGACGGCTACCATGATGCGCTTGTCGACAACGGCCTTGCTTCTGATCCTCCGCCAACAACCACATACGCAGACGATGAGGTACCCGTGGAAAAGCATTTATCCGCCGGTGATATTTTTGGTTTAGTTATTATATGTGGTTTGGGGCTTCTTCTTATTTATATGGTCGTTTTCCCCATAGTGGACGGCGTAAAAAAGAAACGTGAACGTAAGTTTTATGGAAGCAACTGGGGGAAGAAAAAATGAAACGTTTTATTTGCTCTGTCATGGCTGCGTCCATGCTGTTTTTAACCGCATGCTCAGACACAACTACAACACAAGCAAAAGTTGACAGCAAACCCGTTTATATCACAGAAACAGGTGGAAAATACCACCGCTGGTCTTGCCGCTACCTAAAAGACAGTTGCTACGAAATATCTCTGTCCAAAGCCATTGCCCGCGGTTACACCGCCTGCTCTGTATGCAAGCCTTAGTCCAGGCGTCCCCGCCGCCTCCGCAACGGCGGCGGGGACTTGCAGCAGCCACGCCAACCATCACGCATGTCTGCTGCGGCTTTACCGTAGTAGTTTTAAGTTGGGTCGGTCAACGCCAAAAAGGGAAAACCGCTGTTTTCTCGCAACAGAATTAGGATAATTGACCGCCAAAAAGGGGAAAAGAGGGAAAAATGGAAGATACGTTAAAGGAATTGTGCCGCGAAGCAAGGGACCGCCAGAATATCACTATTCAGGACCTGGCAGACGAAACCGGAATTTCCATATCCACCATCGGAAACTTTTTTGCTTCCAAATCCAAAGCGCCCAACGTCTATAATGCCGGCGCCATCTGCGCCGCCCTCGGTGTGTCTCTTGATGAATACTTTGGGATAGAGCCGGTCATAACTACAGAAGATGAATTGACGCATGCCAACGACCAATTAAAGCATCAGAAGCAGCTTCATGACGCGGACGTTCGCATAGCTCACCTTGAGGGCAGCATGGAGCAGATGACGAAAACCATTGAATACCAGCGCAAGAAATCGCGGGACACAAAATTTGCTATTTATGGCCTTACGTTTTTGTGCGCCATGTTTATGGCTGTTATCGTGGGATATATCTTTTTTGACTACCGCGTCCCTAACCTGGGGCTTATTCAGGGCGGGCAGGCCGGTGTATTCGCATGGATCGTCTTTTTGCTGCTTGCCGCCGGCATCGGCATTTTTGCCTCCGTTTTTGTAATGTACTTGCGTTACGCAAAAAAGCACACGCCAAACCTCGACGTATAAAACATTTGTTCTATTTTACACAGACATTGTATATGACAAGTTTCTTGTTTTCAATAGACGTAATTCACAAGTTTCTTGTTGTTCTTTTGTGAGGTATCCCTATGTCCACTTGTATAAAATGCGGCGTCGAGCTTGTCCCCGGCGCCGTTTACTGTCACATCTGCGGGAAAAAGCAGGTCAAAGAAACCCGCAAATCCCTGAAGCGCCCCAACGGAGCCGGCACAGTCTATAAACTCTCCGGCCGCCGTACACGCCCCTGGGCCGCTGCCAAAAATCATGTGATCATCGGCTATTACGAACGGAAAACCGACGCGCTGGCTGCGCTGGAAAAGCTTTCCGGCAAACCGATCGAAGAAAAATTCAACATGACGTTCTCTGAGGTGTTTGCGGAATGGAAAGCAGAACACTTCCGCGAAATAGGTCCGAAGGGGATAGAAGCCTACGACATTTCCTATAAGGCCTGCGCCAGTCTCCACGGCAAGAAATTCCGCGACCTGCGTACAAAGGATTTTCAGGCGATTATCGACAGCAACATGGCCAAGTCCAACTCAACGCTGTCCAAGTACAAGCAGCTCATGACGCAGATGTCCCGCTGGGCCGTCCGTGAGGAGATCGCCACCACCGATTTTGCCAAATACGTCAAGCTCCCCCAGCAGGTCAAAAAAGAAAAAGCCATCTTTACGGATGACGAGATCGCGCTGTTGGAAAAAGACGGCTCCGATGCTGCCAAAATCGCCCTCATGCTGCTTTACACCGGTATGCGCATCGGCGAATTGTTTTCCCTGCCGCTGGTGGACTACCACGAGACGTATGTCATCGGAGGAGAAAAGACAAAAGCCGGTAGAGACCGCGTCATCCCAATACGTCCGGAGGGCAGGAAGTATTTTTCCTACTTTGCCGACCGGGCCGACGGCGATCTGCTATTGTCCGGCTACGACGGGCAGCGCATCCCCGCCAATTACCGCAAACGTGACTTTTACCCTCTGCTGGAAAAGCTCGGCATCCCAAAGCACACGCCCCACGCCACGCGCCACACCTACGCAACATGGGCAAGAAGCGTAGGCATACAGCCGGAAATTTTGCAGAAGATCATCGGCCACGCGAGCTTCTCCACCACCGCCAACATCTATGTCCACGCCGACGCAGAAAAACTAATATCAGAGGTGGAACGTGTTAGCAATTTGTCAGTAACCGAAAAAAACTAAAAAAGTCTTATGCAGTTTTACATTACAGTTTCATGTAAAACAATCGCCAAAAACCGCTTAAATCATCCAGAATAGTTGTAAATATTTGTGCACCATAATTCACACGCAGGAGGTCACTGGTTCGAGTCCAGCAGTCTCCACCAAAAAATCCCTGTAACAACAACTGTTACAGGGATTTTCTTATTTCCTATAAAACACGCTTGCTAGTAACGTGTTAGCAACGTCAGCCCTTCTCCACCACGTGCATGCACTGCCGCAACGCCTCTTTCACGTTGGGATCGTCGGTGTCCTGCATCATGCGCTCGATCACATCTTTGGCATGCCCATCGCGTGAATACCCGTCATCGCGGCTATACCGGCCCATAGAGTCTCTCTTGCGCCGGTACGAGCTGCCGCGCCCATACGTACCCCGGATGCTTGCATCCCAGTCGCCGCCGCGAGAATACCCATCCTCGCGGGAATACCCATCGTCACGGCTGTACCCGCCGCTCTCAAACATGGCGATCTTATCAATGTTCTTGATAGAGGCCGTCAGCTTGTGGATCACGTCCAGCTCTCCGGTGCCCATCTCCTGCTTGCCGGCATACTCGGAAAGCTCGTCACACAGCATCTCGCGGATGCCGAAAAGTTCCTTCATGTTCATGTCGTCCCTCCTCTCACGCAATTCTCTCAACGGTCAAATTGCTGTTGGCAAAGCTGACCGCCTGCGTACTGGTGTTCTTCATGGCGACCGTCAGGCAGCAGCCCTTCGGTACGCACACCTGCGCGGAAACGTAGATATTGAAATAATTTTCCACGGCAGCAGGCGTCACCGTCGCTGTGGCGCTGGTCAGCGCCTCGCCGTTGACGGCCAGCGCGGCGGTGATGGCTCCCACGGCGCCGCCGGTGGGAATGGCGATGTTGCCGCCGTAAGTGACTTTGTACAGCGCTCTGCACTGGTTCGTCAGTCCACGCAGCGTCACCACCCCGGCACCCTCACGATGTACGATGCACGGCTTGCTGTTGACCGCGGTTTCCGTCAGAGGCACATTCTGCCCTGCGGCCACAGTCACGATATTGGCGTTGGTAAACTCGGCCAAAATGATCACTCCTTTCAAAATACAGCGGCGGAGCTATTGCCCCGCCGCGTTGGTGTCAGTATCAGCACGGGGCTGAACAGTTCGGAAATTCCGAACAGCTGGTGCTATGCAGTTGTCAGCAGCCGCAGCAGCCGGTATAACTGCCGCTTGCCCACGGGTTGCAGGACGGGTAACTGGGAATGGGCGTGGGCCGCAGCTGGGAGATCAGGTAGTTGTTCTGCGCAGCCTGAGATGCGGCAAGGCGCAGTTCCTGATTGGCGCTTTGAAGATCCTGCAGCTTGCTCTGCGTCAGGAAGTCCAAAATCGCACGGGAATTGGCGTTCGCGTTCTCCACGATGTCCCGGGCCGCCGTCTGCACGGTGTTGCGGGTGTCGCAGGCCTGCGTCGCCATGTCGTACCGCACCTGAGCGATAGCTGCCCTGTTCTCGCAGCAGCACTCCTGGTTCTGCATCTGCATAGAGGTGAGCTGCTGCATCAGCGCCGCCTGCTGGTTTGCGCGGGACAGCTCTGCCGTAGCAAAGCCGCCATTGATAGAGTTGTTCAGGGCAAACGTGGAGTCGCAGATGCCGTTATTCACCGCGTCCAGCTTGCGCTCAACGGTGGCGAAGTCAGAGGTCAGCACATAACCGTCCATCACATTGCCGTTGTTGTTGCCGTAGCCGTTACGACCCCAGCCGAACAGCAGGATGATAAACAGGATGACCCACCATCCGTTTTCGCCACCAAAGCCGCTGCCCATCATGCCGGTAGGGGCCACAGGCATGGTCATGGTGGGACTGCCGTCAGTAATTGCCATTGTTGTCACTCCTTTCGGATAAAGATGTATTTCATCAAATCGTGGCCACGATATTGATCACAAAAGGTTTTGGAACTGCCGCGCCATCGCCTGCGCCCGGTTCAGCTGCTCCTGCGTCAGCGCGCCGCTCTGCAGCATCTTCTCTACTTCTGCTTTCGGGTCGCCCTGAAAACTTGTTTTGAACTGCTGGAACTTCTGCACCAGCTGTCCAAAATTCCCCAGCGGGTTTACGTTCCCGCCCATCGCCTGATAAAACGGATTACTCATCGTCCTCTTCCTCCTCTACCTTGCGCTTCTTCTTGGCCTTCATTTCGGCCACAATGGCCGCCAGTTTGTCCAGCTCCGCCCGGGTCACATATTCCGCCCCGGGGTCCTTTTTTGCTTCAGGCGCGTTTGCAAGCCGCTCCACAAGGTCGTATACCTTCAGCGTCGGCTTGCCGCTGGCGTCCGCCTGCTTCAGGTACACCGTGGGCGCCGTGCTGTCCCAAAGGGCCACCGCCGCGTTGGGCGCCACCATCCAGCTCCTGGCTTCCTGTTCGCCCGATACCCACTGCACGCCGCTCTGCGGTATAGGGTTCTGCATCTGCGGCATCTGCTGGGGCATCATCTGCTGCTGCCTGAGCTGGCCGAGGTTGTCCGGCATAGGCGGCATATAGGGGTTTCCGTAATAGGGATAGTTCATTCCTCATCCGTCCTTTCCCAAAAATACAAAGGTGTTTCGGCCCCGGAGTCCCACGTGTCATGCCAGTCTCCGTCTATCACGCACACCACGTGGGACGCCAGCGCCAGAAGATATGTACCACGCGGGTGCTCTCTTGCGAAGTCACCCACGGAATAGCTGTCCGGGTAATCCTCCGGGATAATATGCCGCCTAAATCCCAGTTTTTTCAGATACGCGCCCCATACATTGTTGGCACTGGGCATATCCGCCAAAGCCAGCCCCTGCATACACAGCTGCACATACGTCTCATGCCATCCCTGCCCAGTGGCCTTGCAGATGGCCCTAACCGGGCAATCCCCCACGTTTTTGCCCGCCGGGTTTGGGTTATAGCGCACGAACATCACGACCACCTCTCTTTACTGTAAGCATACAGGGATATGCCCATTTCAAAGTGGCGATAAAGTGGCTGATAAGTGCGCGTTAAAAATCAGTGCGTCTCTATTGCGTTTTTATTTATTTCGCCGTATAATCAGGCTATCCCCCCCAACACACGCCGCCGTCCCCCTTTCGGCGGCAAATAAAAAGCCACACCTTTTCAGGTGTGGCTTTTTTCTGCGTTCAGCCCGTCTGCAATTTTTCGGTATGCCCTTCGCCGGCATCGTTTTACCACGTCAACAGACACGTTCATGCAAAATGCCTGCTCCACGCAGCTGCGACGCCGCACATCGCACTCCGCGATGCACTGGGCTTCCTCTTGTGGTAACTCAAAAGATTGGATCCATGCGATAGCCCTCTTGGGTGCCATGCCCTTCAGCATGGCGCGGATTTCCCTGTGCTGCTGGTTCATCCTGCTTACGCAGGCCTGCGGACCGCCTTGCGGCGGGATGGTGCCATAGGATGGTTGCGCCTATCGCCCGTTGCTCCTTTCTTTGTTTTACGGTGCCATCCACCGGTTTCTCAGTTCTTTCACAGAGTTTACGCCCTGCTCCTGCTTCATAATGGTCTCCACGCCCTGCCGCACGTCCGTCTCCTCATAGCCGTGCGCCAGCATCTCACGGTAGATCAGACGCGCCGTTTCGGTGTCCCTTTCTTTCTGCGCCCGGTACAGCAACTCGCACCACGTTTTCCGGTTCCCGGCGCTCTTGTCCATGCGGTAGATGGCCTTTTCCATCTCAAACATCAGCCGCACATTCCCGGTCTCGCTGGCAATACTTCTGGCAATGGCCCAGGTATCCCGTCCCAGGTTCGCCACGCTGACGCCAAAGATCTTGCTGACCACGGTCAGGAACTGCTTGACGTTGTACGCCGCCGTTTTTTTGCCCTGTCCGTTGGCGCTGGAAATCATGGACTTGGTGGCCCTTACGATGTCGTCCACCGCGCCGGCATCCATGCGGTCTACGGTGTAGCCCTGCAAAATGGAAATAATGTCTTTGGCGTAGGGAATACGGCCTACCAGCGTGATGTTGCCCTTCACATTGCCCTGTAGCGTGATGTTCTTGACAGCCTCGCCAAAGTCCTTTTCCTCCCCTGTAATGCCGGTAAATGCTTCCAGAACGCGCTCCCAGTATTTCTTGTCCTTGTCGTCGTCCCGCAGGCCGTCCACGATGGACTGTGCCAGCGCGTTCACCACGTCCGTCACCAGCAAGGCACCCACGGCCCGCTTCAGCTGCTTCAGCGCCTTGCTGCGTTTCTGCGGGTTCGTTTCATACACCCATGCGTCGTAGGAACGCATCAGGATATTCAGGCTTTTCAGCGGCTCACCCATAAAGGACGTGGCCTGCCGCGTCAGCGCGTCGCTGTCCCGCATGATCTGTGTCCGCTGCATGATGCCGTCCACCACCTGCGTCTGGTCGATCACGTCCGTAAATACCTCCGCCACCTGCTGATAGTAGGCGTCGCTGCCAACCTCCAGGTTCGTGTCCGCCGCCACCTGCCACTCGCAGGCGTTCCAGATCTTGCCCCACGTCATCGCATCGGCTTTCCCGGCCAGTGACATACTCTTGTCGCTCAGCCACTCCATAAAGCTGCCGTCCGTGCCGTATACCTCCCGCGCAATGGTGTACCGGCTGCCCTGGTCAAAGCCGGACGTGTCCTTGATGCCCGCAATGGGTGCCCACTTCCGGGCCTTGTCCCAGCCGTTGCCTTTGGTCACGCCGTTGCCCAGGCCCTTCGCCATGTTCTCCGGGTCCAGCACCACCGCCGCCCGGAAGTACGCCGTGGGCTGCTGGATGACCACGCGCAGGTTCGCACCCACAGCAGCGCCCTTTGTGTTGCCCACAATGCGCTCCACGGCCCTTGTGGTGGCGCTGGCGTTCTTCACCATGCCGTTCTGCACGTCCCGCATCAGGTTCCGCCAGTAGCTCTGCGCCGCGTCGCCGTACACGCCGGACAGCACCTGCCGCACGTTCTTCCCGGTCAGATTGCCCATGCTGTCCCGGTATCGGTAGTTGTACAGCCGGTTGATGTCCTCCATCGGGGCCAGCAGCGTGGCGTACTTGATCATGTCGCTGGCGTTCTGCGCAAACACGTCGTACACGCCGCCAATGTCCAGCGCGTTGCTGGCGTTTGGCGTCAGGGCCTTTGCGCTGCCCATATTCTTGATCTCTCTGGCGATGTCCGGTCCCTTCTCCACGCTGGATGCCGTGGCCTCCTTCGCCGTCTTGATGGGCCAGTAATGCGTCTCCATGAACTTCCGATAGCCGTACACCGACATGCTGGCCTCGTTGCCCCACTCCGCCAGCTTCGTGCTGGCCAGCTTCTGCAATCCGTCCGCCACCTTGATCTGCTCCGGTGTCAGCACGGAGGTGATGGCCCTGACGTCCTCCAGCGTCAGCAGAATGTTCTCCGTCCCGCGGGGGATGGCTTTCAGCTTGCCGTCCCGCTTGATCTCCGGCTGCACGATGCCGCCCACCATCAGGTGGTTCATGGCCTGCTCACCGCGCTTTGCCAGGTTGTACAGGTTCATGATCTGCTCGTTGGTCAGCGTCAGCTCCACGCCCCGGCTTGTGGTGAACGTGTGCCGTTCAAAGCGGTTTTTGTACACGTCCGCATCCAGGAACTTTTTAGCCGCGCCCCGCAGATCCGTCAGCATCACGTGCTCCCGGTCCTGCGCGTTCCGCAGCGTCCGGTATACCTGCATGCCGCCGTCGCCGTAGGCGGAGAAGAACGTATACGGGTCCGCCATATCCAGCGAGATCTTCCGGTTCCGCCGCTTCCGGCTCATGCTGCCCATCATAAGGCTGTCCGCCCACTCGCTGGTCCGTGCGTACTTCTGGTTCGCCAGCGTCCGGTCGTAGCTGGTCAGCGTGGCCTCGATGGCCCGCACCGCGTTCCATACGGTCTCCAGCTCCGTCACGTTCATGTCGGCGATACGCTTTCCGCCAAGCGCCGCCAGACTGTCCAGCAGACCGCCGCTGTCCAGCAAATCGGGGTCCACCACCATGTTCCCCTCACGGGCAATGATGTCCTCGTATGCCTTTTTCAGCTTCACGGCCTCCTGCGTCCGTCGGGTCGGGTCGCCGCCGGCGTTTTTCCGCAGCCGTCCGTTCTCGTCGTAGCTGTATGCGCTCTCCAGGTTGATGTTCCGCAGCAGATCAGCCACCACCACGCGCAGCTCCTCCGGGATGTGCTTCTTGTCCGTGGGCCGCAGCAGCTTTTCGGACAAAGGCCCCGTGTGTCTGGCGATTTTTGCACGCATTTCCGCGGCGTACCGCTTCTCCCGGCCATTCCGTGTCTTTTCGCTGTACTCCCGGCGCATCCGCTTTACCATGTCCCGGCGCTTTTCCCGCTCCTTTGTCAGCATTTCACGCACCCGTCCCACGGCCTCCTGCTTCTCCAGCTCCCGCCGGTCGGCAAAGGTTTTCTTCTGCCGCACCTGGTCAGAGATCATGCCGTCAATGATGTCGTTGGCGATCTCCTGAATGGCTGCGTCACGGTAGCTGTCAAAGGGGTTTTCATAAATGCTGTCCATGCTGTCCAGCACATCCGCGATCTGCTGCAGCTTGTCCGCCTCGGTATACACGTCGCTGGGGAAATAGCCCTCGCCGAACATCTCCGTCATTTCCTCGTACATGGTGTCCACCGGCAAGCCCTCTGACTTGTTCAGCTTCAGCGTTCCCATGTACCGTTTGCGGAACTCGTTGTAGTGGTCCATCTCCCCGTTGAAAAGGATCTTCTGCCGCTTCAGGTAGTCTTTGATCTCCAGCAGCTCCGCGCCGTGCTCCGTCAGCTCCGTCGTGTTGTCCACGATGGCCGTCGCCGCGTTTCTGGCGTAGGGCATCAGGTCGGCCATGCTCACGTCTTTCTTCATCACAGCCTTGCCCAGCGCCTCCATGTCGGCCTGAATGTCGCCGTATTCCACGTCGCTGCCGTACTTGCGTATGGTTTCGCGCCCCAGCTTTTTCACGTCCCGCAGCACTACGGACGGCTCCTTACTGATGCGCATTTCGCCCTTCAGCTCCTGCACCCGCTGCTCCAATGCGCGGTTGCGGCTGGCCAGTACCGTGCGCTCCCGTTTCAGGTCCCGCACCTCCTGTTCAATGTCCGCTGTGCTCCGCAGCTGATAACGAATATCCGGGTTGCTGGTGGGGGTGAGGTTATCCACGTTCTTTACTTGCCTTGCATCAAGAGCAATATAGGCATCCGTTGTTCTGCCAAAGCTGCCGGAATCTTCGGAAATAATAACGCCGTCATACCCGTTATTTCTCAACGCAGAAGTAATAGCCTCTTTTGCCTGCAACGCCAAATCATCCTTTGCCTTTCCCCATTCCTCAACAAGGCTGTCCTCTGCGTCAAACACCTTGTTGAACTCGTCCACCTCATAGAGCGCAGACCGGGAAGCAGTTGGGTTTTGCCTGCGCCACTCTGTAATGAAATCGACAAAATCCTTTTTAGCCTTTTCAAACTTTTGGTTATACTCTTTGTCGATAACATCAGACCGGTTTTTCAATGCTGCATATTCCGAGGACATTTCTGCAAGCTGTGATACTAATTCGCTGCGGTCGTGCACCTGCAAGGGGTTCTTTATATCGGCATAGAGTTCCATCTGCCGAGAGCCGTTCACGCCAATATCCCTTGAAGAACTCTTCAAAAATACCCCGAACGGCGTTTCATTATCCCCTGTTCCAGCGCCCTTGTGTCTCGTATCAAAGACGGTAAACTCCACACTCGTCTGGTGGTATAGCGGCATAAGCCGCCCCTCCGCGTCACGCACCTTGCTATCCTTGAAATATTCCTGCTGCTGTTCGGAGAGCTTCCGCCCGGTGCTGTCCGTGGCTTTCAAAGAAAACTTCGGCTTGACATTTCCGCCCTCGGTGAGTATACTAATACCAGAAGCATTCCCCCGCTGAGCGCCGGAGTTTCCGGAAGAGCCGTTAATTTGGGGAGTGCTTCTTTCTTGCATTTCCCCGATATTGTAGACAATGCCCCCATCCTTACCCAGCGCAACGGAAATGCGCGTTCGATAATACTTTCCATCAAAATCCATGAAATACGCCGTTCGATAGTTCCAGCCGTCTTTTGCCATGTCACCGTGACGCCCGCCAAAGTCAAGGACAGTCTTTCCTCCGCGCTCAGAAACCTTAATGAGTTCGTCGATGTGAGCAGCCGCATTTGCTTTACGTTCAAATGCTTTTTCATCCATCGTTCGACCATTGTTGTCGTAAATGCTACTCAGCTTCCCGGCAGATTTACTTGTCAGAAGCAGAACATCGCCGTCCTCGGCAATCAGGCGAACATCCTCGTGATTGCGGATTTTGCCGTTGATATAGTTTTCCAGCTGTTCACTCCACGCCTTGGGGTCGTTGCCAAATAACACTTGTCTGTCCGCCTGAACGTATTTCATGCCATTGGGGAACTGCTTGATCTGATACTTTGCACCGTCGCCATCACCGGCGGCGGTTTTTGTTTTCTCCGCCTGTCTCTCCGCTGCGTCAAAGGCCGCCTGCCACTTCTGCGCAATGTCCTCCAGCTCTCCGAAGGTCTTGCCGTAGGCATCCATCGCCGCGTTATCTCTTGCCTTGCCGGTGAACATAGCCTTGACTTTGGCAATAAATTCCTTCAGCCCGTCCAACAGCTTCTGCGCCGCCGTGCGGTTGTCCTTGGCAAACCGCGCGAACAGATCCGTGTCCTCGATCATCCGCCCCGCAAAGTCTGCGGCGATCTCGTCCATCACCTCGTCCTGCGTCAGCGTTATGCCGGCTCTCTCTGCCGCCTCCATGTACCGCTGCACGACCTCCGTTTCCGTGTCCGCGCCGTTCTCCCGCATGCGGTACTCTATCGCCGCCTTCCGGAACGCCCGGTACTCGTCGGGGGATAGGTCCTGCATCCGGTGGGTGACCTCGTGCCCCGCCACCTCATAGATGGGGTTCGTGCTGTCCGCCGCGACCTGGATCAGGTTTTTCTCCCTGATGTACTGGCCGTTGGCCTGCCCATCCATAATGCTGTCCACGAACTCGATACGCACGCCCAGCTTCTTTCCGATAGTGTTCAGCGTCGAGGCCGCGCCCTTGTCTTTGGCGATGATGTACCGGCTGTAGGCATTGTCCGCCAAACCTGCTCCTGCCGTGGTAGTCACGGATGCTACGTCCGCATTCTCCCGTGCCACCTGCGCCCTGGCGTCCTCCAGCCCTGCGTTGTACGCCGTGTACTGCTGCTCCGGCGTCAGCATCGCCGCGTACTTGCCCTTGGCCTTTTCCGCCTCAACGCCGTTCAATCCCGCGTTGTACATGGCGGAAAAGCCTGCGTACACCTCCGCGACGCTGCCGCTTGTCTCCCGCACCTGCTGATACGCTCTCTGACCCGCCTCCATAAAGCCGCCCACGGCTTTCTGTGCGCGTTTCTGCGTCTGGGGGATAGCCGGGGCGCGCTGTGTCTGCTCCTGCGCTGTCTCGCGGCTTGCAAGGGCGATAATTTCACGTTTGAGCTGGCTGATGGGCTTTTCCGTGTCCAGCTTTACCCCGGTGCTGGCCTCCAGTGTCTCCACGGCCACCGGGTCCCGTGCAATGGCTGCCGCCTGGTTGCCGGTGATCGTCTCGCCCCGGGTCACCGCCTCCACGGCTTCCGCCGTCCTGCCGTCCATCTCCGGCGCGGTGTTCTGCCGCACGTCCCGGTCATACTGCGCTCTGGCCGCGTTGTATGCCGAACGGTTGGCAAGGGTGTTCACGCCCACCTGCCCGCCGCCCAGGATACCGCCAACCACAGCGCCACCGGCAAATTCCTCCGCCGCTGCCGCCGGGTCAAAAATGGCGCCGTTGCCGATACCGACAAGGGGGTTGTCCCGTCCATAGACGGCGTTCTGCGTGGCGCGTTCGATCACGCCCTGCACCACTTCCTCCTTGCCCTCGTCCAGCATGGTGTTCACCCATGCTTTCCATGCGCTGCCGCCGTTCTGCAATTCCCGTGGCAGCGTCTGGATACCGCCGCCCACTTCCACGGCGGCGTTCATCAGTCCGTTGCCGATGGCGTACACGGAAGCGCGGAAATCGTCCGCGCCGTCCGCCTTTGCCTGCTCATACCCGGGGCCAAATACCTGTGCAAAGGAGAGCTGGAAGTTCGGATCTTTCACCATTGCCCGCATACTGCGGGAAATGGTGTTGACCAACCCGGAGGAAGCCGCCGCGTTTTCCGCCAGTGCACCTGCCTGTGCCGCCGTGCTGGCGCCGCCGGTCAACAGCGCCGCAATGGCTTGCGGCACCGCCGCCACCGTCGCCGCACCCAGGTCTTCAAAAACCTGCGCCGCTTTCCCGCCGCGTGCCGTGTTTTCTGCGTACCGCTGCTGCACCCCCTGCGCCTCCGCGTCAATAGCCCGGTTCCAGCGGTTGAAAAGCCAGTTGCTGGTGTCCGGGTCCCAGTAGCCGTTGGAGCCCTCCCGGGCAAAATCACCCAGCAGGTTCTCTATCCATGCGCCGGCAGAGCTGCCCACTTTGGCGATCTGTGTCAGGCCCATTTGTCCGGCTTTTGCCAAGCCCTGGCCCACGTTATATTTCCCCGCCGCACTTGTTGCGTTTCCCGCAGGCACGCCCGGCGTAACCAGCATAGACGTGTCCGGCTTATAGGTGCTGGGCGCCACATCCGCTGCCGTTCTGCCGCCGGTGCGGATAATATCGCCGCCCATGCCGGCAGCTTCCATTTTGCTGCGGAACTTATCCTGCCACCCGCCGCTGTCTGCATTGCGGCTTGTCCGGCTTGCTGCGGGGATGTCGTTTTCCATCCCCGCAGCTTTCATTTTCTTCTGAAATGTCTGCTTCCAGCCCATCGCGCCCTCCTTATTTCCCCGGGTTCTTCACGGCGTATACCAGATCGCTGTACTGCTTCTTTGTGATGTTCCCGTTTTCGTACATAGCCTCCAGCGCCATCATCTGCCCGCTGGTGGTCCTTGCGTTGCTGGTGGCCAGGTTCAGTGCCGTGCTGCTGCTGTATCTTGCGTTGTCGCTGCCGCCGGAGCCACCGTTGCCGCTGCGGCTTTTCAGCCGGTCAATGCTTGTCGTGCCGGCGTATCCGCTGCCGATGTATGCGCTCCGTGCCGCGCTCTGTGCTGCCGCCAGACGATCATTGTAATCGGCCAGGCTGTCCCGATAGCGGCCGTACTCGTCGTTTGCCAGATTGCGGTACAAATTGGCGGTGTCCATAATGTCGCCGCGCTCCTGTGAGTACATCTGCCGCGCCACTTCCTCCAGCTGCGCCATGTACTGGTTGTACTGCTGCTGCGCCGCCGTGGTGGCATAGCTGGAGGCCAAGCCGCCGGTGCGGGCGGCCACCTGCCCCAATACGTCCTGCATGCTCATCCGTCCGTTGTTCCCATACCGATCCGCCAGCGACTGGTACTGGCTGCCCTTTGTCCAGTCCTCGTAGTTCATGCTGGTCAGCTGCCGCGCCAAAGCATTCAGCTGATCCAGATACGAGCTGTTGAATGTGGGAAGTGCGCCCACATCTACCGGCATTTCCACCCGCGTGTATCCACCGCCGGAATTGCCGCCGCTGTTCCCGTAGTTCAGTGCGCCGCCCACAGCGCCGCCCAATGCGCCCGCCAGGGCACCGTTGACCGCGTTGTTTTTAATCGCCGTTTTTTTCATGGCGATAGCGTCCGCCATGTTGCGCCGGTTATTCGGGTCGCCGAATAGTCCGCTTACTGCGCCCATAACGCTGCCGGTCGTCGCTTTTTTGTTTTTCCGTATAGCCATAGGCATCCTCCTTATGTCTTGTTCTCCAGCGCCGCCACTCTCTGCTCCAGCGCCGTGTAGTCGTTGCCCAGTATCGTCACGCTCTGCATCAGCGCCGATATGCTGGCCCCCTGGCTGTTCACCGTGCTCTGCAGGGCAGACACCGTATTCTGCAGCGCCGTCAGCAGAATGTACATCTCCGCGTTGGACACGCCCGCCTTGCTGACGTTCTTTGTCACGTTGCCCATTGCCCAGTCAATGCGCTGGCACATGTACTTAATGTAGTTTCCCGTTATGTCCAGCGCCTCTGACGGGTTCTCCTTCGGCAGCTCGTTTATGCTCTCCGGGAAAACAATCATTTCACATCACTCCCCACCATAAACGCTCTCGATATGCCCAGTATGGTGCACGGGCCCTTGCCATCCAGCCTGAGCTCAAATTTGTCGCACCGGTTGGCCGCAAGCCGCAGGCTGGTCACGTTGTGCTCCTTGCCCACCACCTTGCCGCACGTCTGCCACGGCTTTCCGTCGCAGCGCATCTGTGCCGTCATGTAGCTGCCCTTCGGCAGCTCCAGCCGCATCAGTATTTTTGAATACGCTTTCTTGCCGTCGATGGTCTCATACATGGGGGCGAACTGCGCCATCCACTCCTGATCCTGCGGTGTGTCCTCGCCATCCAGCAGGTACACGTCGCCGCCCGCCAGCATGTACAGCTTCTTGCCCAGCCGCGCAAAGTCCACCGCCTCCGTGCCGTCCTCCAGCACCCATATCCCGGTCTTGGTCTCGTACACCATCAACCGGTGCTCCGCGCCGTCCTTCACGCTCAGGTAGTAGCTGTCTCCGTCGTTGCCGGCCACCGCATCGGTAAATTCCTTCTCACCAAAATTGTCGCTGATCAGCACCGGCGTGCCGCCGGAGTAGGCGTATACCCCGTGAGGGCCTTTATAGAACAGCGTGTCGTTGATCACCTGCTGGCTTTTCTGACATCCATCCTGCAAGCCCTCCATTTCGTAGGTGTACATGGCGTACTCCGCCGGATAGCTGCCCAGCATCTTGTGCAGCTTTGTCTCCTTCCAGAACAGCACCGAAGAGCTCAGCTTGCAGCAGCCGGTGAATTTCCCCTCCGTGCCCACCGCCAGCGTATAGGCGTCTGTGGATAGTCCCTCATACACGTAAAAATTCGTGGGGTCGCCCAGCGCACTGGCATAGATGGTCTGCGTGTCGTTGTTGCAGCCCCACAGCCGGTTTTCGCTCTCGCAAATGTAGTCCAGGTCCGGTATCTTTCGCTCGATCTTAATGCTGGTGCTGGCCTCGTTCACCGCCGTAAACGTGTTGTCCGCCACCGTGATCGTGTTGGAGGTGACCGCCTTAATGACAAAATCCTTGTTGTTCTCCGTCTTGGAGGTGCAGCCGGAAAGTGTCACGCCGTCGCCCGCTTTGAACTTCGTGGTCAGGTCCGTCCAGCCTTTCACCGTCATCTTGCTTGTGGTGAACACGGCGCCGCTGCCCGTCAACTCCGCCGCCAGCGGCTTTACGGTCTGGTCCTTGATGTCCAGATACACCTTGTCCGGCCATATCACCATCTTGGTATTCACCACGGCAAACTGCTTCTTACCCGCCGTCACCGTGCCCACCGTCTGCCCGTCGTACAGCAGGGAGGTCCCCTGCACCGCCACCAGCTTGTCCCACGATGTCAGCGCCGTCACGTTCTGGTACCCGGTCTGCTTCAACCGTCCTTTCCGCGTGGTGATGTACGGCCACCGTCTGGCTGACAAATTCAGGCTGTCCCGCAAATCGCCGTTCTGTATGGCGTCCGACCAGTTGATGCCTCGCATCTGCACCATCTCCACCTTGTTGGGGTTAAGGGAATAGGGCAGGCTTGCCAGTCTCATCCCATCACCTGCACATTCCCGATGTTGTCCGGGCAGTGCTGCCGGCGCCACCACGCCATTGCCTCACTCATCGCCTCGTCATACACCGCCTTGTCGTTGCCATACAGCGCCGTTTCGTTGTTGTAGTAGTCGATCTGGCTGCACAGATACAGCACATACACCCGGTCGTAGGGCGCGGGGAGCAGCAGCTCCCCGTCGCCCGCCGGCCAACTGTGTACGTAGGAGGCCATATCGATCCTCTCCCCGATCTGCTGGTCCAGCCCCATCACCCACGCCGCCTTCTGCTCGTCGCTTATGGTGTTCAGCCGCAGCTCGTCCGCCTGCGAAAGAGTATCTGTAACCGTCATGTCTTCACCTCACTTCACGATCTCCCACGTGCCGCTTTTCCCGTCCGCGCTCCGTGTCACCTTCACGGTGTACGTTTCGGTCACGGTCGGCTGTTCCGGTGTCTCCGGCTGTTCCGGCTCCTGCGGCTTCTCCGGCTCCACATATTCCAGCCCGCAGAACTCGCACAGCGCCTTGCAGTCCGCCACAGCGCAATCCTCCATGTGCTCATGGAACCACGCCGCGTCCTCCGGGTTGTCGTGGTACACGTGCTCCTGGTACACGGCGTAGGCGTTCGTGTCGTCCAGCTCGTGCAGGTCGCTCCGCGTCGCCGTCCGGCAGCCGTGGGGGTAGATGGCCTTGCGGTACTTCACCATCAGCTCCGCCAGCTTCTTCCCGTTGGCGCTGCTTGGATGGTACATGGACAAAAATCCCTTTACCGTGCCGTACCCGGTGGGGCCGTTGGTGCTGCCGTTGGTGTGGGACACATAGTGCACCTTTGCGCCCCACTTGTTGCTCTCCTTGATGGCGCGGTACATATAGTCCGGGCCGTACTCGTCGCTCATGGGCGTCCGGCGGGGACCGCGCATGATGTCAAAGCCGCACCGCTCCAGCATGGGCTGCAAAATGTCCAGAAACTCGTTGTTTTCGAGAGTTTCAAAACATTGCTGGCCATCGGGGCGCTTATAGCAGCACTGGTTGGCCTTGTGGTACGCCGGGGACAGATAGATCTTCGGTTTCTCCGCCGGCGCGTCCTCGTCGCTCTCCTGATAATCCGGGTAGCCGAAGGTGTACGAGGACTTCACGCTGGCGTACTCCTTCTCGTACACGCCGCCGCCGTTGCTTACCACGCCGCTCTGCGGGCTGGTGTTGCCCTCGATGGTGCGGAACCCCTTGCCCACGATCTCCGTTACAATGCCCGTGTGATCGTCGCCGAAGAATACCTGTGCGCCTACCTTCGGCGTAGTGCCCAGCTGCCCCGCAGCCTTGAAGTACCGCTTCAGGTAGTACACGCCAGCGCCCAGACTGTCATCCGGCAGGTTCTGCAGCCGCTTCGCCTCTGCTACGCCGAACGCCTGCACGTTCACCCACGCCACGAACGTGGTGCACCACGGGTACCCCTGCTTTTTCCCGTTGTAGAAATGAGGGATGGCGTCAATGTCCCGTGCGTACTTCGTGAAGTTCTTGTACCCTGCGTTGGCGGTCTTGCTGTCCAGCTGCGCGTTGGACGCTTTCTCAAGATAGCCCAGCTCCTCCCGGGCTATCTTGATGACCTTACTGCCGCCGTTCATGCTGCTTCCCCCAGATCCTTCTCCTTCTTATAGCTGGCGCTGGAAATGCCCAGCACAGCACCGAGGAAAACGGTGATGCAGGAGATGGTGCTCACAATCTGCTCCGCATACGGCCAGCCCCAGATACCGGCCAGACCGGAATACAGCGCCGCAATAGCGGGCAGCACGATGATAACGCACCACTTGATGATGTCATACATACGATTGCTCAGTTTCATAATTCTTCCTTTCCGGCTTTACGCCTCTCGCTTGATGGGCAGCTTCCTTACTTCCTCCATGACCCGTTTTGCGCTGCCGTTACCGCCCATCTTTTCATACGGCTGATACAGATAGTCATTGAGGTTTTCGTACTCGTCCTGCGTGACGTACCCTCTCGTCACGTACACCATGCCCAGATGGATGATGCGGTCATGCGCCAGACCCACCAGCATCTTCCGCTCTGCGTTATTCTTGTCCGCCCGCTTCGATACCAGTGCCCACAAACCGCTGCTTGTCAGCACCGCTACCGCCAGCGGTACGGCGATCTGCTGTACCCACGGTTCCATTCGCCGCGTTCTCCTCTCAAATTATTTTTGCACCCTCGACACCCTTCGACCGTTTCTGACACGCCACCTGTGCTATCCTTCTTGCAGAAAGGAGGTGTTCCCATGCCCGAGTATTTCACTCTGTTTAACGCCGTCACCGACGCCATTGCCCAGCTTGAAAAGGCCGTTGCCGCGCTCAAACAGGCACAGCTCGATGCCGAGGAAGCCTATATCCAGCGGGGGGAGTAATTCTCCCCGCCCTTATTCCGCGTACACGCTCTCGATCAGCGCACACAGCTCCGTGTACTGCTCGTCCGTGATGCGCCCCACGGCGAAAAACACGTCGCACTTCTGCTGCGCCTCCTCCTTCGTCTTGTAAAACCGCTTTTTGATGAGTTTTGTCATAATGTTGTCCATAGTCGTTCTCCTTTCAGTTTGCCGTCCGCAGGCCGCCGCCTGCGCTCTCACGTTTTCTCTGCTCCATCTTCCGCAGGAATATGCGCCACAGCAGCCCGCACTGGTAGTCCGAGAACCCCTGCTCCCACAGCAAGTCCCAGCCCATCACCGGGTGGCGCGGTATGGGTGCCATTATGATGCCGCCGGTGTTGGGGTGCTCCTTGTTGTACTGCGCTATGTATTCCTCCGTCCTCGTTCCTCTCTTGAATAACAGCATAGTTGTCCTTTCCGCGCTCACGCGCTCTCCTTATGCAGCCGGATGCACACGATACCGCTGCCGCCGGAACCGGGGTAAGACACGTAATCTCCCGACACGACTTGCGCCGACCCGCTTCCGCCTCCGCCTCCGCCAGTATTAGCTGCGGCAGAAGTCTGTTGCTTTGCTCCGCCACCCTCGCCCCCGGAAGCTGCGGTTGAAGAGCCAGAACCCATACCGCCAGCTCCGCCACCGGCATAGAGTTTCCCGGTTGCTTCACCAAATTCGCGGGTAGTAGTGCCTTGTCCGGTGCCGCCAATCCTTTTACCGATTGTAAGTGCGTTATTCCCGTCGCTGGCTCCGTCGCCGGGGTTGCCGTCTGTAGAAACAGAGCTTTTGGTACCACCTACGCCTCCGCCAGAGCCACCGTTGCCGCCGTCCCACGTAGAAGATGCAGATTTTCCTCCTTCTACCGTATAGCCAAAAGCAACTGTATTACCTCCAGCAGGGCCCACTTTTCCATAGGCGTTTTTCCCGGATAACGCAATTCCGCCCGCGCCGATTACAACGGAATACTCGACGTTTTCTTGAAGTAGCGCTTTTTTGATGGTCTTTGTAAACCCACCTGCGCCACCACCACCGCCGTTCCACGTCGAATTAAATCCGCCGCTGCTTCCATTCCCAGCGCCCCCGCCCCCTACAAGAAAGGCGTCGATGTACGTGTCCTTCGTCACCGTAAGCACGCCACTTGTAAGCAGCTCCACAACCCCGTCATCCAGCCGCTCGTTGTACGTTCCGGTGTACTCAAACTCTAACCGTTTAGCAGTACCCCCCCCCGCAATTAACGCTTTACCGATAATCATGCTCATCCGATAACCTCCATATCCGCCTGATAGATGGTTTCCACAGCCTCGCCCAGCTGCTGCGTCAGGCTGTCTATCTCGTTGTTGGCCTCCTCCAGTGCCGTCAGCACCTCTTTGCCGTCACGGTAAAACTTGCCCTCCGTGTACGTGTCGCCCATGCCCACCGGCCTGTCACCGGTGTACACGGCGGAGGGAAAGAACTGCTCGTTCCGCTTGTCCATTTCGATGATGTTGGTCACTGTGCCGTTTTCAACCAATGCGTATCTCACTTAATCACGCTCCTTAATCCGAAATCTTGGTGGCGTTTGCGGTGAACCATGCGTAGAACTCCGGGGAAATTACCTGATAGCGGTTCCAGAATTTTATGGTTTTCGCTGTTTCTTGGGCCCATGTGTTGTTGGTAAACCCATACACTTGTATATATTTTGCCGAAAAGTCGCCGGGGTTATGCCCAAAGCACAGATAAGTTCCAGCAGAAAGTACCTTCACACCCATCACGCCATAAAGACTGGAGCCAGCATAGACAAATGTCCCGTCATAATCGAAGTTCTCTGTAAACAAAGCGCTTGGCATGGTAAGTGTGTCATTAAACTTCCACGTTCCACTCAGCACGTTCTCAGTGGGGTCGTCTTGGTGCAGGCGGATACACACGATACCGCTGCCGCCAGCAGTTCCTTTACCGCCGGGACTGGAACTACCAGAGGATGCTTTCCCGCCGCCACCGCCGCCACCGGTATTGGCCGTAGCGTCAGTTGTGGAATTTCCATTTGCGCCGCCACCTTCACCGCCAGCTCCCGAAGTTCCAAAGCTTCCGTATACTCCCGCGCCGCCGCCACCGCCGCCGGCATACAGTTTTCCGGTTGCTTCGCCGAACTCTCTTGTGGTGGTGCCTTGCCCTTTCCCAGGGGTTCCGGTTATCGAGTATCCGACATTACCACCATCCGATCCGTTTGACCCGCCATCTCCGGCGTTCGTCTGCCCGGTTGCGGAGACGCCTCCTTTTCCGCCTCCAGAACCCCCGGCGGCAACAGTTCCACCTGAAACCGTATAGCCAAAAGCCGAAGTCTCACCGCCGGAGTTGCCGCCTCCAGTGCCCCCGGCGCCAATAACAACTTGGTATTCCACCCCTTTTCGCAGCAAAGCATTTACGATAGTTCTTGTGCATCCACCGCTTCCACCGGCTCCGCCGTTGCCGCTGGATGATGTAACAGTCACACCCCCGGCACCACCGCCAACCATGAATACATCAACATACGTATCCTTTTTCATCGTAAGGATACCGGTTTCCAAAAACTCCACTACACCGTCTGCGGTACGCTCGTTGAATGTACCGCCCGTGTAGGTGAAATCCAGCCGATTGGCAATTCCGCCTCCCCCTGCTGTCACCGCTCTGCCTGTAATTGCCATATAAACCTCCGTTCCCGACCTCCGAAACGGAGGCCGTGTTTATTCTTTGTGTAGCCTTATGCAGACGATGCCAGAGCCACCAGCAAAAGAAGCAGGCGAAGTGCCACCAGTAGCTCCACCACCGCCGCCGGTATTTGCTTGCCCAGCAGAGTTTGATGCACCGCCGCCACCGTCTACACCGCTTGAAGTTTCACCACTCCATGAGGCTGTTCCTCCACCGGCATACAGTTTCCCAGCCAATTCGCCAAATTCGCGGGTCGTGGTACCTTGCCCTGTCCCGGCGATTGCGCTTGCATCTCGCCCAAGATTTCCATTTGCCCCATTGGTGCCACCTTTGGCAGATGCACCTCCGCCAGAGCCCCCATTTCCTCCATCCGACCTTGTCCCACCGTTGCGATACTGTTTCCGGCCGCCTTGTCCTCCGTTTACCACTAAGTTCCCAAACGTTGTATTACCGCCAGACGGCGCATATTCTACGGAGGGAGATCCCCCGATGTCTGCGCCTCCCGCGCCAATAGTGACTGCATAAGTAGTTTCTTCCCACAGAAAAAGCAAATCCGTTAAAGTAAATCCGCCCCCGCCTCCGGCAGACCCGTTGTTGTTACCCGCTCTGCCTGCACCTCCGCCGCCAACAAGAAATACATCTACAGGTTGGTCCTTAAGAGATGTAAATGTGCCGCTACTGCGGAGTTCAATAACACCGTCACTGCGCGGCACGTAGTCACCGGTGTACTCAAACTCTAATCGTTTAGCAGTACCCCCCCCGCTATTTGCGATTTACCGATAATAACCATCGTTAGCTTACCTCCTTCACGTCGTACACCGTCACCTGAACGCTCAGGTTAGCGGTGGGCTTTTCTCCCACAGCGTAGGCGGTGAATGTCCCGTTGTTGTTGGCGATGTAGATAGCGTTGGTGCCGTCGTCCAGCATCTGCTTGATGGCCGTCTTGTCCGCCTCCAGATCCACTTGCTTGCCCGCTGCGCCGCCGGCAATGGTCACCGGCTGCTTCCAGTCGTCGCCGTCCGCCGCCCAGCCCGCCACCGTCAGCGTCACAGAGCCCTTGATGATGCTGCCCTGTTTGGCGTTCAATGCCGTCTGTGTGGCCGTGGAAATGGGCTTTGCAAGGTCGCTGGTGTTGTCCACGTTGCCCAGCCCGACCATTCCCTTGTTATAATCTCCCGCCTGCGGTACGACGCTTCCTGCGCGTCCGTTGAAGCTCACCACGCCGCCGACTGCGGCCTGCTGTGCCTGTCCGGCCCAGTACGCCGCGCTTTTTTCGCTGTCCGCTGCCGCCGCCGCGCTTTTTGCCGCCGCCGCCACGGCATTACCTATGCTTTCGGCTGCCGCCGTGGCGGTCTCCGCGCTCTCCGCCGCGCTCTGCGCCGATGCCGCCGCCGCATTGGCCGATGCCGCCGCGCCGTTTATCGTGCCAAGAACCGCGTCGATCTGGCTCTGCAGCAGCTCCGCCTGCGTGGGCGGCACGTCCTGCTCCGTCTCCGCACTGGTGTCCCACTTGCTCTCCGCCACGGTAAACCGCCCGTACACCGCCGTGGTGGCCCGTGTCTCTTTTTCCCCGGCCACCGCAGCGCCCTTGACGCACAGCGTCATTTCACCGGCGTACTTTTTGGCCCCGTTTGGCACCGGCACAAGATACACGCTGGTATCGTCCGCCTCCAGCATGTCAGCGGTCAGAAGCACCTCTATCGTGGCCTCACCCAGCGCATCGCGGAACTGCACCATTTTTGTCAGGCCGTCCCACATGCCGGAAAACTCCATGCGGAGAATAACATCGTTGTGGCTCCCGGCAGCGCCGATCATGCACTTGTCGCCAGTGATATATTCGTTCTGGATTTTCAGGGGTATCGTTCTCGTCATGTTCCCTGTCCTTTCCGCTGAAAAAACGGCACAGCAAGCCGGGAGAAATGCGTTCTCCTGCGCTTGCTGCGCCGTGTCACAGCCGTTTTTGGGTCTCGCGGTGGTATGCAGTTGTCAATTCAGCTGCTGCTTGACCGCCTCATACTCCCGGGCCTTTTCCTCCAGCATCTCCGCTGTGGCCGCATCCTGTGCCATCGACCGGCGGATGATGTTGTATACCGGCCGCGGGATACGGACGTGCTTGCCCCGCTGGATGCGGTACACCTTGCCGTTCAGCCCCACCACGATGTCGTCCTTGTATTTGTCGTCGTCCTTGAAAGCGTAGAACGATACCATGCCGTCGTCCGCCTCTCTGACAGACATGCCACGCATGACCTCCTCGGCGGCCTTTGCGGCCTCCTTGGCGTCCTCAGCCTCTTTCTTGGCCTGCTCCAGCGCCTCGTTGGCCGCGGCCAATGCCTGTTCCATTTCCTCAGGCGTTCTCTGCTTCTTTTCTGCCATGTTTATCACTCCTCATGTCCGGGGCGGAGGGGGACAATGCCCCCTCCGCTTGTGTGTCAGTTCATCAGGCCGCTCTCAAAGGTAGAGGCGGACTCGATACGCACCATGTACTGCTCCACCAGTCGCTCGGCCACCTTGGTCAGCTTCCAGCCAGCGGTGGCACGCTGGTTCAGCGGGTCAGCGGTGCCGGAAGAGCCCAGCTGCTTCACGATGTGCTGCAGACCGCCGCCCTCCAGCTCGGTCACGCCGTAGGCGTCGGCGCCCACGATCAGGGTGGAATACACGTCGCGGCCCTTTGCGCCGCCCTCACCTGGATAGATCACGGCAGACGCGGCAGGCGTGGTTGCGGGGCTGTCCTTCACGGTGATGGTCGCAGCACCGGCAGCACCTGCGGCCGCGGACGCCACCTCCATCAGCTCGCTGCCAACCAGGATCTCGCGGCCGGTCAGCGCGGCAGCCTGGTTGGTGCTCAGGGCCTCGGCGACGGTGATGCCCTTGCCGGACGCGCTCTTGACGGTCAGGTCACGCACAGCGGCGTTGCTGCCGTCGGCGATCACCAGATCAGGCGCGTGGAAGATCTTTGCCTCGGTGGTCTCCACGAAACGGACGCCCTCGATCTTGCCGATCTCGCCCTCGTAGATACCGTCGGGGTCGGAGTAGGTCTTCACGTCCACCCACTTCTTGTCGCTCATCAGGTCATAGGCGGTGTCGGGGTGAATGATACCCGCGAAATAGCCGTTGATCTTCTGGGCGTTCATGACCTTCAGCGCACGGACGGCCTTGCGGATGTCGTCCACGCTCAGGTACTTGTTGTTGGCCTCAGTGGCGTCGCCGCCCACCAGCTCGCTTCTGTCCTTGGCGCCGCCGGCATACACCACGTTGGTGCCGCCTGCCAGCACCTCGCGGGTGATGGTGTCGGAGGTACGGCCGGCCTGAGAGGCCAGCAGACGAGTGGCCTGCACCAGGTTGTTGTCAATAGCGGTCAGCTCCAGGATGTCGGACAGCTCGATGTAACCGCCGTACTGCTTGATGGTCGCACGGATGACGCCCATGCTCAGCTTCTGGCCGGCAGGCGTCACACCTTCGGTCAGGGGCACCAGCGCCTTGGGCAGGCTGTCGTACTTGCGGAACTCGATGGTCTTGCCGCTGTTCTTGGGGATGGGATGCTTCTGGCCAAACTGGTCATGGATCAGCTCCGGCTCGGCCAGATTGATAAGACGCATAGAGTAATACGTCTTCATCTCGTCGGACAAACCGGCGTCCAGGGTAGTGTTGGTGTTGCCGTCAAACAGGTTCAGCACCACCGGCATCAGGTACAGGTCACAAATGGTATTCATCATAGTTTCATAGCTCCTTTCAGCATATCGCAGCGGAGCCGTGAGAGATCAGAACGAAATGCGTTCGCCTCTTGCCACTCTCCGCTCGATCTCTTCAAAGTCTGCCCTTGTCAGCTTTGAAGGATCCGTCTTTGTTACGAACGCGCTGTTGGAGTTGGTGCCGTTTTCGTTGGGACGATTGCCCTTTGCGCGAACGGAGTCTGCCACCTTCTTCTCCGTGCTGGCGGCCGCGGCCTGTACCGCGCTGCCCATCAGCTCGTCAAAATGCAGCACGCGGTAGGCGTGCTCCACCGGTGTCCCGGCCTTCAGCAGGCTCAGAAACTCCGGGTTCTGCAACTCCTGCATCAGGTCGAAGCCCTGGTACAGAGGGTTGCCCTTCATGGCCTCCGCCTCCTTGTACCACTTCTCGCCCTGCGCCCGGAAAAACTCGTTCTGCTGCTGCTCCTGCTGGCTCCGCAGCAGCTCGGCGTTCTCCCGCTTCAGCCGGCGGAACTCCTTGTACTGCTCCTCGCTCATGCCCGCCTCCTCGGCGGCCTCGCTCCAGTAGGCGTGGTCGTTGTCCACGGCCTCCAGCAGCCGCGCGGCGTCCCCGTCGTCAATGCCGTAGCGCTCCATCAGCGTATCCAGCACCGGCTGGTAGGACTTCATCCGCTTCTCATTCTCCCGCGCCTCCTTAAAGCGCCGGTCGATCATCCGCTGCGTTTCCTGGGTGTACAGGTCCTTGTACTCCCCGTTGATCAACTCCCTGAAAGCCTTTTTCTTGGCATCCAGCGCGTCGGACGTTGTCTCCACGTCCTTTACCTTCTCCTCAGCCCCGGCGTCAGGCTGCTCCTCCGTCTGCGCTTCGCTTTCCGGCTGCTTGCCGTACTTCACGTCGCTCAGTGCGCCCGTTTTGCCCTGGCGGGTGGTACCAGTGCTCGCTTGTGTTTCGCCCTGTGCTGCGGGAGCTGCCGCCCCGCCGCCCTCGCCGTCGAACAGGCAAAGGCTCATGTCAAAAAGGTACATATCTTGTCCTCCTAAAAATGCGCGGGCATGTCGCTCCCGTGTGGCGTCCCCGTTCCTGCGGCGAAGCGGTGTCTCATAACCGCCGCCCCGCCGCCCGGAACAAAAGGGAGGTACAGAGTTCGTCTCTGCACCTCCCACGGTACCATTGCTTTTTCTGAATTTTCCACTTAAAAGTGGAATTTTCAAAATTTTACAGAAATTTTTTTCGGCGCAGCCTTTTCCAACTGCAAAAAGCCGATCTTCAGCAGGTCGTACAGCCATTCCCCGCCGTGCCAACGCAGGTATGCGTCCCCGCTGTCCAGCTTTTCATACACCAGCTCCGCCTCCTGCGTGTTGTGCAGCCACCCCGCCGCCGTGTACATGAGGCAGCTTATGGCCGCGCACACGTCCGGCGCGCCCGTGGCGTGTCCCCTGCACCTGACGGAGCAGCTGTCCCCGCTGTGGAGCGTTACCTCTGTCATACGCTGGGTGTGCTCCGCTTGGCAAGCGCCTGCCCGTACCCGGTCATGGGCGTCTGCGCCTCCATGATGCCGCTTGCAAGGCCATTCCCGCCGCCTCCGCCGCTCTCTGCGGCATTGGTGCCGCCGCCTGCCTGCGTCTCCTCCTGGGGCATGAGAACGCCGGTGATCGCCGAGAGCTGCTGGCTCATTTGCATCACCATGTTCAGCAGCGTTTGCCCCTGCATGACCTTCTCCTTCACCGTCTGTATGCCCTCAAAGTCCATCATGTCCAGCGCGATCAGACTGGCCTGCGCGTTCTCCGGTGCGAAAAAGCCCATTGCGTACAGCTCCTTGGCCCGCTCGTTCTGCTCCATGCGGCTAAAAGGGTTTTTCTTCTGCGCCTTGATCTTCAAATCGAACACCGGCCGGCGGAACATGGGATTGCCCATCGTATCCAGTCCGGTCACCTGGTCCTGCAAGCCGGTGTTGTCGAAGTCGATAAACTGGTACTCGCTGCCCTCACCTGTAATGCGGAAACTGCGGCTCAGGTCGTAAAACTGCCGCATCAGCTCCACGCACAGGGTGTTGATCTGCGTATACGCCCGATAGCTGGCGGCGATCATGTCACGGCTGGCCTTGTTGCCCGCCTCCTGAAGTGCTGCGATGGCCGCCGCCGCGGTCACGTTGGTGGTACCGCCGGAGTTCACATCACGGTTGGCCGCCGTGTCCTTCATCTCCTCGATCTTCATCTGCGCCACAGTCACGTAGATGTCGGAAAGCGGCTGCGTCACGATCTCCTGTATGCGTCCGTCGTCCAGCGGCCCGTTCACATGCACCAGCGGCCGGTTCCAGTCCAAAAACTCCTGCTCGTTGATGGCCGTGGTGTCGCTGACAAAGAAACGCTTTTTCGTGGCCATCATGGCGTTTTCCAGGATGTTGGCGCTCAGCTTGTCGATGTACAGCTGCGGGTCCTTGCAGATGGCAACATAGCCGAAGCCGATGGGCGTACCCTTCTCCGGGTACATCACGTCCAGCACCACCGGGTACATACCGTGGTCATAAAAGCCCCGCTCCCGGTACTCCGGGTCGTTCTCGCTGGCGTACAGCAGCGTGGAGCCTACAAATTTGATGTAGTGCAGCGCCGTCCTGCCATCCGGCGTCTTGACCTTGTAATACCAGTCCACCACCACGCTCTTGTCGCTGGTGTCCACGTTGTCGTCGTAGATGTACTCCTTCACGTCCACGACCTTGCCCTTCTGCTTGCCCTTCAGCTGCGGGTACTCGCTGTCCAGCAGGTCGTTGTCCACCAGGTCTACGATAAACAGGTTCCGGCTCTTCTGGATGTCCGTGATGCCCGGCTCCCAAAACAGCTTCAGCAGGTCGATGTCCCGTATCTCGATGTCGCCCAGTCCGTTGTCCTTCTGCGGATCCCAGAAGATGCCGTACACCGCCGTGCCGTGCTTCAGCTTCTCCCACCAGTTGTCGGAGTACACCTGCTCGAAGTGGTTGTACTCCTGCACCACCGGCAATATCTGGCTCAGCGTCTTGGCGCTCTGCTCGTCGCTGCGCTCCCGGGGCAATACCACCGGCTCCGGGTAGTTGTCCATCGCGTCGGCGTGCTTGTTCTGAATGGTGTTGAACAGCCACGCGGAGGACGGCTTTGGCTCCGGCGGCGTAGACGTGACCTCCTTGCCGCTCTTGTCCACCCGCTTTGCCTTGCTCTGACCGATGCCCTCCCAGTGCCGCAGCTCCCACCACAGCTCGTCGTTGACGATGCGGTTTTCCAGGTTGCTCTTGCCGTCCTTGTACTTCGTCAGCAGGTCGATGCCCCGCTCCACGTCCCGGTCCGTGATGGTGGGCGTCTGCTCTGTCCGCTGCAACAGCATGGCCGCCATCTCCGGCGCCATGTCCTGCTCCTCCGGTACGATGCCGGGGATACCGTATCTCTCCATGCGCTCCTCCTTAATACACTTGATAAAATGCGTACCGGCTGGGCTTGTACTCGTCCTCTGTCTCCAGCGGGGAATACGGCCGCTCCACCGTCCTGTATTCCTCCCGCGGCCCTATGGGGTTGCGCATGCACACATACCGCAGCTGGTCGTAAATGTGGTCCTCGCCGTCGGTGTCGATGTCCTCCACGTCCGTCTGGTCATAGACCAGGTTCGGCACCGTCCGTATAAAATGCTTGCAGGTGCTGAACACATACAGCATGGGCACGCCGTCCTCGTCAAAGGCCAGCCGGTGGTGCACCTGCATCTTGCCGTTGATCCTGGCGTGGTCACCCTTCTCGAAGTACACCCGCTGCCGCTCCATCAGCGCGCCCACGCTCTCCGTGCCGTCGCTCTGCCAGATGGCCGGGTCCCCCACCCGGTGTATCTGCTTCCCCTTCAGGTTGGGGTCCTCGTCCTCGATCCTCCGTATCTCCTGCGCCACCTTTGTGGGCTCCCACATCACGCCCCGGTTTGGCGTTCCCGCGCAGCCGTATAGCTCCCGTATATGGTACATCCGCCTGTTGCGGTCCACGGCGTACCACCCCACGGAAAAGGGCCGGGAATAGCCCCAGTCCAGTCCGCACCAGATCACCCAGTCCTCCGGCACCCGGAATGGCGCGATCACGTGGGTGTTCTTCCGGTCCATATAGTGTTCGCTGTCGTTGCGCCACTCCGTGAACACCTGCCCCTCGAAGCTGTCCCAATTGCCGTACAGCAGGGCGTTCCGCTCCGCCTCCGGCATGCTGGCCAGCCTTTGGACGTACATGGGGTCGTTCTCCATCAGTATCTTGTTGTCAAATACCGAGGACGGCACGAAGATCCGCTTCTGCTGCCCTATGTGCTTCCTGCCGTCCGGCGTGTACCACACAGCCTCCTCCGTGATGGTCTGCATCGGCGCCGCCGCCGTGATGAAGCGCTCCTTCACCCACCCGTGGCCTACGCCTCCGGGGTTGGCCGTGGAGCGCATATACACCCGCGTCCCCGGTCCGTTGGGCCGGTTGCGGGATTTCAGATACTCATATTCCTCCTGCGTAAAGTGCGTCAGCTCGTCAAAAGCGATAAAGTCATATGCCTGCCCCTGGTACTGTATCTTGTCCTGCGGCCGGTTCATGCTGCCGAACACGATCTGCGCCCCGCTTGGAAACCGCCATGTGTGGCTGCTGCCGTTGTACCTGGCCTTTGGGTATACCCGTGGGTAATAGTTCAGCGTCTTGTCAATCAGCTCCCGCAGCTGCGGGAACGTCTTTCGCAAGATCAGCGCCTTATACCAGGGGATATGCACCTGCCGCAGCGCCTCGATGACCAGCGCGTCGCTCTTGCCGCCGCCGGCCGCACCGCCGTACAGCGCCTCATACTCCGGCCGCGCCATAAATATGGCCTGCCGTTCCTGCGGCCGCCATACCACGCTACTCATCCCTGACCTCCGGCATCAGCACAACGCCGCTCTCGCCATTGTCCGATGCCTTGTTCATCATCGTCCACTTGTCGATCAGCGTACCTATAGCCGTGGTGATCTGGCTGGGCGTGGCCTCCGCCAGCTTCGCCGGATCGTTCAGCACCGCCAACCCATTTCCGATGATCTGGCACACCACATCCCGCTGGCTCTCCATATACGCCAGAATGTCTGCCGTGTTCTGTGCTTTTTTCTCCGCGGCTTTTTGTTCAAAGTCGTCGCTTGCTTCAACAACGCGCTTTACCGTTGTAGGGTTTACGTTGTTTTTCCTTGCCGTGGCGCGATAGCTGCCGCTTTCCAGATAATCCGCCAGTATTTTCTTTTTCTGCCGGTCTGTCAGTCTCGCAGCCATGTTATCACCTCGTTTTGTCTGACGCACCGGCCTCCCACCACTGGCCTTTGTCATTGGCACGTCTGTACCCGGCTTTCGCCTCGCCTGAAGTTGTTTTTACACAATTGGCCGGGTACCGCCATGCAGACATACTATCCTACACAGCGGCTTTGTCCTAAGACAACCACCACCACACCACATCCACGCCTCGGATTTCTCTCAAGCACGGTGGTACCCAGACCAACCACGGACTTTTCAGCCCTGCGCCGGTACGTCGGTCGCATCCGTTTCTTCATTCATAGCCGGAGCCAGCCAAATAATTATTATTCGTCCTGCCGCTTTCGTACAGCGCACAGGAAAGACCACTTCCGCAGGCTTACGCTCCGTGCGGCTGCGAGGCAAGAGGTCACGCCTATGGCACGGACAGTTGGGAATTGAACCCACCACACACGGTTTTGGAGACCGCGTCGCCACCTTGGTACATGTGCCCGCATATTGCTCCCTCCGGGCGGAGCCGAAGCCCCGCCCATCAGGAAAAGAAGGGGGAAAAGAAAAAGAATGGAGATGCAGAGTCTGCCCCTGCATCTCCCATGATAAAGTGCGTTTTTTCAATTTTTCCACTTTTAAGTGGAATTTTCAAAATTTATTTTTCGGCAATATCTACCACGCAGGGATAGTCCGTCCTGCCCATCAGATAGTCTACCGACACGCCGAATTCATCCGCTATGCTCTTCAGCGCGTCCATCGTCGGCTTCGCCATCCCCAGCTCATACCGGCGTATGGCGTCCGAGTTCAGCCCACAGCGCTCCGACAGTACATACCGCTTCAGTCTCTTTCTCTCCCGCAGCTTTCTCAGCCGTTCCGGGAATTCGCTCATGTCAGCACCTCCTCCCCAATGCGGTCATGATCTTCTTGTCCACCTCCGTCAGTGTAAAAAGCGCGTCTTTTAATTCGCACACCATTGGGGGAGGGCCAGGCACAATATCCTCTGGGAAGAACGTCTCCCGCACCCCGCCGCACTCCGCCACGATGTACCGCCCCTTCGGATGCACATACACCACTGTACCCTTACGAACAGGGAACCGCTTTTCATCGTTGGCACCGGAGCCGGGGTACTCGCTCGGCAGCGTCATAAATTGCGCCCGGATGGTGTCACCGATCTGCATCGCCGCCTCCGCCTCCATAGAATACGTCTATCTCCAGTTCGTTCCCTCTATACCCCGGTCCGCCATCACCAGGGGGCCATGTCGGTATATTATAGCTTCCGCCTCCCGCCGCTTGCCACTTCGGCGGCTTATATGACGTACCGCACTTGACGCATTGTATCCAGCTTTCCCCCGGTGCCTGGGCGTCCGGGTACCGTACCGGGCTTTTGCTTTCCGGCGTACCGCACACCGGACAGCATATTTCATATTCCTTTTCGCATTTCAGTATGATCTCCGCCATCACTCCGTACCTCCTCAATAATCCGTTACCACGACCGGCAGCCGCCTGAATGGGTCAAACACCACCTTGTCAACCTCGAATGGCTTTACATCGTCGTATAGTTGGCCGAACCTCTTAATAGCCTGTTTCTTTGTTCAGCAGAAGCAGTATGCTACATCGTCTGTAAATTCGTGGTCCTCCATTTGTGCAGCGCGGGTGAATATCCAGCAGAACATTACTCCGCACCCTCCTTTCTCTCTCCGTAGGAGCAGAAGTCATCGTCCTTCGGCACCGCAAAAAAGCTGTCCGGGTTCAAGCACTTTTTTGTTCCGACATTGTATTTGCAGTCCTTACACCGCACTACCGGGACAACATCAGCGGCGGGAAGTTTCAACATATCAATCTGGATAATCGATAGCATCCTATTTTGAGCCACGCTGTTCTCCGGTCTACGCATCCGCAAAACAGATTTTACTGCCGCTGCTCGATCAATGTATTCAGCCATTGGCTTATCCTCCCTCGTGGCAATATCCGTTTTCGTCCGTGTCCTTGCTCCAATAGGTGCAGTGCAGGACATTTCCGATCACCACTGATTGATAGCAGTCCTTGCAGCGCACCACCTCTACCACGTCAGCAGCAGGGATGGCATTTATGAGTTCCTTGATGTTCTTCCTGCCAAACCCATAGTCAACTCCACCGAAGTCATCTGTTTCGCACACATCCGCATCGGCATTGTCGAACTGTTCAAACACTGCCGTTCTTTCAATGTATTCAGCCATTGTCAGCCCTCCTGTTCCACGCTTCGATTGCTTTTTCTTTGCTGGGCAGCCCAGATACTTTCATCTTCTTTGTGTGGAGGCCATCACCAGCCCTATATCTCCCACAACCGGCATCCCACCCAAAGTCTGCTCTATCGTAGGTATCGTACATATGGATGACGGTTGCAACTCCACCGCACTCAGGGCAGCGTTTCAATTCAGCCATCCTTCTCCTCCCCATTAAACCACTTCAGCAGTTTGTGAGCGCACGAAACACACAGTTCGTAGTCATTGTCGTTTATGTCATTCTTAATCCGCCGCATACCGGCATAGGTGGCGGAGTTGAACGGGCTGATCTCCGCTCCGCAGCGGTCACACACTCTCTTTGTTGCCATCACTCCACCTCCTGCATCCAGAACTCGCGGCGACAATCGGAGCACCCCTGGCGCAAACAATCGGCGGTAACCCGTATATCAGCAGAAATACGCTTAGGGCACAGGATCAAAAGCCCGGTGTTATCAATATCAGCCTGAGGATACTGCTCCAAAAACACGCTCTGCCGTGTCTTGCACGGGTGTGCAGCAGACCACTCCTCGACGACCCTCACCACTTCTCCCGCTGTTTCCTGCGATTGCTCCTCCACATTTACCGTGCAAAAGTCAGTCATAAATGCAGGACATTCCTCACAGCCAGAAAATTTGCCGCACATACGCAGATATTCCTTTACAAACTTAATAGCATCCATCACATTTCCCTCCATCTGCACCCGTCACAGGCGCCCTCGTGTGCGTTTTTGTACTTCCCGCAGTATTGGCATAGCTCGTTCTTTATGGTGTGTAATTCTTCTTTAAGTCGCAAAACCTTGTTTGTTTTCGACACAGCCATGTCAAGTAATTCCTTGATGTCTCCCGGCGTCAGCCCTGTGTCCTCGTAGGTCGTTCCATTGTTCTCCTCCTTCACCGCCACAGCCTTTGCCAGCTGTGCCATGCCCTGCTTCATGTCCTCTATCTGCTTATCCCGCCGTGCAATGGCGTCCTTCAGGCTGTCGTTGGCTTTCATCAGTGCCTCGATGTGCCGCTGCTGGTTCTCGATCAGGTCAGCGGCGGCAGGCATAATCCTCAGGCACTCTCCTGTATTCCTGAGCTCGCACGAATTGCAAGCCGTGTGGTTTGCACAGCACCGCAGCGCGGTCACGATCTCGTCTCGTGTCATGTCATTCCTCCTCGCCAAATGGCAATCATGCTGGGAAACGGTGCCGTCCCCATCGGCTTTCCGTCCAGTTCAAATTTCAGCCTACCACGCAGGAAGCGGATCTCTGCCTTTCCCAGAATATAGTCGTGAAAACTGGCACGGTCTGTCCGGGCGGGGATCAGAAGAACCACCGTTGTCCCCGGTTTCTGTCCTTCGCGGTAACATTTTTCCGTCCACAGTCCGGTTTCCTTGCTCCCGTAGGGCGGATTGCAAAACACCGTTTCGCCCTCCCAATTTTGCCGCAAACCATCATCGCTTTGCGTGAAATACCGCGCACACTTGTGGTTGCCATCACTGGCGGCAGCATCCAGCGTGAAGTGGAACTCCGCATCCAACTCGTCAAACAGCTTTTGCGGCGTTTCCCAGAAATTTTTGTCGCTGGAAAACAAAGCGTCGTTCACCATGTCATTCCTCCTCTCACATCTCCGCCCCATTGCTCCGCCATTGCTTTGGCAACTCCAGGAAATGTTTTTGCCCTGTTTTTTGCTCTATCCGTGGTAAACATACCCTTGTGCTGTTCGCCATGCTTGTGGCTGTAACTGCCGCTTGGGCACCATGTCGCCGTCGGTTTTACAACATTTGTCGGCATCAAAGGCTTTACCCCGCGCTCCCACAGCAAAGTCTTTTTTGTAAACTCGTGTCCATATTGATATGGCTGAATTGCCTGCGTCGGTTCTGGATACTCAAATACTTTACTTGGTGTCGGATTTTCAATTATAACCTTGTCACAGTCGGCTGCCCATATTGCCAAAAACAACGCTTTGCCGCAAAGCCCTTCATAGTAGCGGCGAAGATTTAACATGCCGCCTTTATACAAGTGTCTTGCCCCGGCATTGCTCGTTTTGGTACACGGAGGGAAGGCGATAATCATATCCCATCGCCCCACATCATGCACCTGTCCGTCCATTGTGGTCACTTGCCCCCCCTCGATGGCCTTTAGAGCGTCGCCTAAAATGTGCCATTCCGGGTGTCCGCCAGACGGCTCCTGTATGTCGCAGGAATACGCCTCATGCCCCAGCGCACGAAACGCAATACATACCACTTGGCTTTCCTCACACGCACATAAAACTTTCATCTCAATCTCCAAACACCACGCCGCACTCGTCCTTCAGCACGTCCTTGATGTGCTTCCGCTTGATGCGGCCCTCGTTTATCTCCTCCGCCAGTTTCTCCAGGCACTCGTACAGATACGCAATGCTCTGCGTGTCCTGGCTGTCCGCTGTCTCCTCTTGGACGTGCCAGCCGCATTTGTCCATCAGCACCATCGCCACCATGTCCATGTTCTCCCGTGTGCCTTGCAGTTTGCCCCGCATAAATATGCGGTCGTCCCTGCTCAAATGCTGCTTGCCCATTTGTCACCACATCCTTACCTGTGCCGTGTGGGCCGCAAATCGTTCCTCCTGCTTTTCGTAGTATTCCCGGTCAATCTCGCAGCCCACGAAGTCAAAGCCGAGGTTATACGCGGCAATACGGCTTGAGCCGCTGCCGAGGTGCGTGTCGAGGATTTTGTCCCCCTCCTTGGCGAAGCTCGTCAATATCCACTCGTACAGCTCTACGGGCTTTTGCGTGGGGTGAAATCGTCCCGGCTGTCTCTGCATATTGAAGTCAAACACCTTGGCGTTTCCGTTGAAGCTCGTCCACGCATATTCGCACATCGCCATAGAAAAATTTTCTGGGATGTTTGTCTTTCGCAGGATCAGAAAACAGCGCGTCGGCGGCAGAGAAAAATAGTTTCCGCCCCAAATGATCTGGTCGCGTGAGATGCGGAAAAGCTCTTGAAAATACTCCTCCTTTGGGGCAACATCCCACGCCACGATTTTTTTCCGAACTTTGCCGCCCATGTCCCGCCCGTTCTGGCTACTCTTGTACTTATCGAATCTTCCGCCGAATCGGTTATACTGCGATGCGCCGTCTCTCTCTCTCTCTCGTGGGCATCGGCGACATGAGCGCGGGTGTTCTCGCCGTACACAGCGCCAAACATACCTCCGAAGCGTTTTGCGCTGCCGCCATTTCCATCGCCGTAGGGCGGGTCTACCACCGCGAGGTCAAACGCCTTGTCCGGCAGCGTCCGCATATACTCCATACAGTCTACGTTCAATGCAATTTGTTGTTTCACGCCTCACACCTCCCGTATAGCAAACCCGTACCGGTTGTGGAACAGCTTTGCTTTCATGGCATACTCGCGGGTACGCATCCCCTTCACGTCCTCCACCACCGGCAACCAGTACCGCTGGCCGTAGCTGTCAGGAGCCGTTCTGCGCTCGTACACGAAGTCCGCGATGTAGTCGATACTTTTCACCTTGTCGCCCTCAAACGTCGTGTACGCCTCTTGCAAGCAGTACCGCACCTGCAATTTCAGCCCCCGTATCTCCCCGGCCTTTTGCAGCAGCATCAGCGCGTCGTAGCGCTCCGCCTCCTTCTTGCTGTCGAAGGTCAGCTTCCCGCGCTTCGTTTTCTGCGCCTTGTACTTCCCCGGTTTCCGCATCTTCTCCATGACCTGCTTCTGCGCCGCAGGACTAAGCCGCGCCAGATCGTCACTTTTCAAGCCCATTCTCCAGTCCTCTTTTCTCCAGCCCTCGTTTGTTCATCGTGTACTGCACCTCGTGGACGATGCGGTTCTCTCCGCAGCGTTCGCACGTGCCTCCCAGCGTCCGCCGCCACACGGGGGCAAAGATGTACTCGTCCTCCATGTCCCGGATGCACTGCCCGCACAGCTTCGCCGTGGCAATCTTCCAGATGCCCGCATTCATGGCTTCGCCCCCTTGATGTACTTGCCCATCCAGGCATCACGTGCACCGTCGGTTTTGCCGACAGGTGCAGCAGGGGCATATCCCCACCGTTCCCACTTCTCAGCATTTCGGCAAGCCGCTTTCCAGTCTTTCATGGGGGTCTTGCCAACCATCCAGCCTTTCGCTTCGTAGAAGTCGATAAAGCCCTGCGGATCTACCGCCGAATGGCGTTCAGCCACGTAGGACTGAACCTCTGCCAGTGTGGGTGGGGTAAAGCGCTTCGCGCGCGTACTCCCACCGTCAGGTGGGAATAAGTCTTTGTCTTTTTCTTTGTCTTTGTCTTCTTTCTTTGTCTTAGTAGGCTTGAGGTCATTTGCGTTTGCTTCGGTTTGCTTGATTTTGCTTGAACTTGCTTGCGTTTGCTTGCCGCCTTTCGCCCCGTTCCTTGACCGTTCAGCGGAAAGCTCATCGTCCCTGTCCAACATCGTCCGGAACACCGGAAACAGTATGCTTTCCGCACCCTCCAACTCCGGCGGGGTGCCTGTTCTTGCGTACTCCAGAATGGCGATAAACAAACGTCCTCGCTCTGCATCTGTCAGCGCCGCTGTCTGCTCTATCCAATCATAGTAGGCTTTCACGTAGCACTTGCCCATAGGCCTCACTCCTTCGGCATCGCGCCGATAACGTACACCCCGCGCTCTTTGTCCAGCTCATATTGCACGGTGTAGTCCGTCAGGCCGCGCGTCACCAGCTTCGCGGGTATCTCCAGGTGATAGCCCCACAGCACGCCGCAGTCCTCGCGCTTTTCGCCAAACTGTACGGCGCAGGCGGCGTAGTGGGCGTCTACCATGTCGCCAAAGGCTTTAATAGCTTCGTCCGCCTCCGCCAGCCGTTCCCGCTGCCGCTGTACAACGTTCTGCAAATGCGTGTTCTGCCGCCGCAATGCCTTGATCTCTTCCTGCATCTTGCCCATTCACGTCACCCCCCTTAGAAAGGCAAATCTGACATGTCATCCTCGTCCATCTCCACGAACTGGCTCCTGCCGTCCGTCCGAGGAAACGTGCCCTGCGCGTCCGTGTCCTTCCGGCTGTCGCCAAAATACATATTGTCCGCCACGATCTCGGCGCTTCTTCGGTTGTTTCCGTTCTTGTCCTGCCAGTCACGCATCTGCAGCCGACCCTCCACCACCGCCATGCGGCCTTTGGTGAAATACTTGGAAGCAAACTCCGCCGTACCGCGCCACGCCACAATGTCGATGAAGTCCGTGTCCTTGGTCCCGTCTGCGTTCTTAAAGTCCCGGTCTACCGCCAGTGCAAAGCTGGCAACGGCGGTACCGTTATTGGTGCGCCGCAGCTCGGGATCCCGTGTCAATCTACCCATGACAAAAATCTTGTTCAGCATATCAAATCTCCTTATAAGTAACTTTTTCCGAATTCTCTGCGGAAGTCATCTTCCGTCCAGCCCTGCTCCTGCATGGCCTTTAGCTGTCCGTACCGCTGTAGCTGCTTCATGGTCGTTGCGTTGTTGTGTACGGCACGCCTGCCGAAGATGTGGCACCGGTTATGGCACAGATACACCACCAAACCGTACTTCTCGCTTTTCTTCCGGTTTGCCGTGCCGGGGAATATGTGGTGGCGATCCAGCGGGTCCGCCCCGCCGGTCGCCCCGCACAAAAAGCATCTCTTACTCTCCATGCGCTTCCTCCGTCCCGTCCCACTCGTATTCCGGGCAGCTGTGCATGGCGTAGCTGTGCATGATGCCCGCCTTGCGGCCTCCTTTTTTCTTCACCGTAGGCGTAGCATCCCATCCGGGCACCGGCTCCGGGGCCTTCCTCGACCAGCTACAGTCGCCGTAGCACTTCTTGCACGTCCAGCAGGGCTGTATGTGCAGCTTGTTCATTTCGCCGCACCCCACTCTCTGTCCAGCTGGTTGTCCAGCAACCGTATTTGCAGTTTCATGGAGTTGATGGCCTCCATAGCGGACTTGTATACCACCTCTGCACAGTCTCTCTCAAACCGAAGCGCGGCGATCTCCGCCTTGCCCTTGCAGATGTCAGAAATGATCGTCACCGGCACGCCGTTGTCGCGTTCTGTAAGTATCTGTTTGGCCAGAGCTACCCGGTACGCCTTTTCGGCCTCCGCATATTTCTGCCCACGCCGTTTCAGCTCCGTAATGGCCACGTCCAACATCCGGCTCTTGTCTCGGATGTCATTTACCAGGTCACTCATGCTTCTTCTCCGCTGCGTTGGCCGCCTTCATGCAGCCCCAGCACAGCCGCTTTCCGTATCTGTCCAGCGCTCTGTCGGAGATGTCATCCGGGGAATACCTAATGCCCTGGCACGTCACGCTCTTAATGGGCATACCGCAGCTCTCGCAGATGACAGTGCCTTTAGGGTATGTTACAGGTGCAGGCTTGTCGTACTTGCTCCTGTCCGCCTCCCAGTACACGTCCGCGCCAAAGCCCAGCGCCTTACAGGCCACGGAGATAGCATCCGTTAGTGCCATCTTGAAGCACTCGTCAGAGGTATAAGGGCCGTTCTTTTCCTTCGCCACAAACGCGCTGCCGCCTGTGCCGGGAATAGCCTCCGACCATGCGCCGTCTACCTTCACAAACAGGTCAATGTCCAGAAACGCGGCCACTTCACCGTTTGCGCCCTGTTCCAGCCGCTTGTCTGTGATGACGTACTTCCAGCCAATGCCGCAGGGGCCGAACTGCTCCGTCAGGGTCTTCAGCCGCCACATGGGGTTGATGTCCGTCTTGCCCTTTAACCGGCCAGCGCCGATCTGCCTTTTGGCACTGTCCGGCACGCTTCGTACCGCGTTATAGATAGCCAGGTTCTCCATCACTTCACCCCCATGTTCATCCGCTCGGCGATCTCCGCACCGTCCACCGCAACACCGGCTTTCAACAGCGGTGCAATGTCGCTCTTGGCCACCGTGGGCGCGGCATACGTCACCTTGCCGTCATAGCCGTTGTCCATGCACCACCGCACCAGCTCCTCCATGTTGGTGATCTCAACCGCCGTGCTCTTGCGGTAGATAACGGAACACTTTGCCGTCTGGAAGGGGTGCCCGTCCAATGCCCGGTCAACGTAGCCCCGCAGCCGGTCACGCTTGCGCTCCATCGTGCGGCGGCGCTCCGCCAGCTCCTTTTCCTCGTCCCGGATGGCCTTTGCCTCCGCGTCCAGGCTCTTGGACCAGCACACCATGTTCTCAATCTTGTGCTCCCTGTCCATCTGCAACTGCTCAAACGCATCGTAGTCCAGCAGTTCCCCAGTCTCCGGGTCGATCAGCGCCTCCAGCGCCTGGTCAATGTGATACAAACTCAAGCTCATTTCTTTTCCTCCCATGCGTCCACCGTTCGAATGCACACATCGCATCCCACGGTTTCGCCGTAAATATTCTTGTACAGGGTGTCGGTTTCCTCGCCGCAAACCGGGCAGCGCGGCACCTTGTAGGGCTTCGGTTCCGCCCGCGGCTCCTTGTAGTCAAACACGCTCATACCGGCCTCCCAGCCGCTTTCAGCACTTCCCGCATGGGCTTCCGCGCCTTGAGTATGGACATAGCCCGCGCCGTCTCCCGCCTGTATTGCCGCCACAGGTCGCTCAGCTCGTCGCTCTGGTAGTACCCGTCCCCGTCGTTGCAGATCATCACGCCCTGCTTCTTGGCTTCGGCCACGGCCTTTCGCATCTTCCGGTCCGTGGCGTGCAGCGCCGCCGCCAGGTCTTCCCGGCTGATGGCATTCCTGCGCCCCTTTGGGATCAGACAGGCGATCCGCTCCGTCTCCGCCGTCCGCATGGGCAATTCCGCTTTCTTGTCCTCGCCGAACAGATACGCCCTGCTTGCCCGCAGCGCCGCCTCCAGCGCCTCGGTGACTTCCTCCGTGGGCAGACACACGCCGTTTTCAAACCGGCTCACCATGCTCACGTCCATCCGTGCGTCTGCCAGCTTCAGAATGCCGCTGACCGCCTCCTGCGTCAGCCCCAGCTCCAACCGCCGTTCCTTCAGTCGGTTCATCGCTACACCTCCGTCCACTTGCCGTTCTTAACGGTGTACCACACGCCGGGTTTCAGCGTTTCACCATCCACAATGCCAGCCAAAATAGTAGCAATATCACCATTGGTATTTCTCTCAACGCACACAATAGCGTTTCCAAGCTCACCCATTACGCGGCCACAAACGCCGGTGGTCATAGCCACACAGCATTTGCCGGTGGCAGATGCTGCGCCCCTCTCGCCGGTGGCGGATGCTGCGCCACTATCGCCGGTGGCATATGCTGCGCCCCTCTCGCCGGTGGCGGATGCTGCGCCACTCCAGCCGGTGGCGG